CTCCAACGCGACGAGCTCGATCAGGACGACGACCGCCGCGAAGGCAAGCACGTACACGTCGAGGTACGACCAGTCGATCCCTTCCCGCCGAACCCCGACGAAATGTCCGTGCCCATCGTGTACCGGCTCACCGGCAACCGGCCGTTCCCCATCGGCTGAATCCACAACTTCAACCGGCCATTGTCGTCCTGATAGATCGACTCGAACCGGCCCTGCCGGTCGTACACCACCTCGCCCACCCACAACGGCGATCGTGCACACTCCGTAATAATGTTCCGAATCTTCAGGCCATTGAAGAACTGCTTCGCCGCGCCCTCCGGCGAGATGTCCAAGTTCATCGCCACCGCGCGGTCGTCACCCATCCCCGCAGCCTTCTTGTCATACCACGGACTCCTCACGCCCGGCCTCGGTCCACCTGTCGGCGTCCCATCCAAGATGAACTGGAACCCGTCCGGATACTTGAAGCTCTTGTCGTGAAGAATCGGCCGGCTTGGGTTCAACGAATCGAATTCGTACAACCCTTGGTTCTGCGTCGGGTTGTCCGTCCAATGCAAACGCTGCCGCACGATCTCCGGCGACTGTTTCGGATCGCACATCCGTTGGAACTCGGTGCCCACCCCCAAATGCGTGCCCGTGAATATCCGACAGTTCGCGGTCATTGCCGTCTTCTGACGCACCTCCGGCGCCTTCTCGATTTCCGGGAACTCGTCCACGTTCACCAACGATGCCCGGCCGCCGACGCCCGCCTTCGCCGTCGATGCCGTACCCGTCACTTCCGAATCCGTCTTGTGAAAGTGGAAGTACAGTTTCATGCTCTCGATATCGCCCGTCATCCACCGCGGCAAACGATCGTGCATGTACCGAAGTTTCCAGAAGAGAGAATCCTTAGTACCGTCATCCACCGCATCCTCGTTCCGCGAGATGTTCAAAACCTGCACAAACGGATTGAACACGCACAGCCAGTCCTGAAAGATCAACTGCAACCACGAGGCGCCCTGCCACCGGCTCTTCTCGATTACCAGCGTCTCCTCGTTCTCATAGCACCACAGAATCCCACGGTCATACGGTTGCCACTTCGCATGAGTCTCCGGCCGCGCCATCAACAGCCGCTCCTGGGCCGGCCAGGTAATGAACGGATCAATCGCACTAGCGATACGCTCCGTGGGATTGAACTGGTAAACGAACAGGTTGATGTAAAACAGAATGTCCAACTTGCACATCGAGCAGAGTTCGCGCTGAACCGCCGGGTTGCCCTCGGCCATATCGAGGATCTTCAGACGCATCTCTTTGTTCTTGCCGAGTTCACGAGGCACGTCGAGATGCCACTGGCCGGGACTTATTTGCATGACTCGGTGAACTCCTCAGCGATCGGCAACAGTTCGTCTCGTACAGGCCGAAGAGGTATCCCCCGAAACGTCAGCGGATGTTCAGGAAGGTATTCCAACAGGCAGTCACCGATACGTTCATCCACGGATTCGTTCACGCTCAGCGCCAGCTTCCATGCCTTCAACAATGTCGCGACTCATCACTCGTCCCTCAGCGTCCGCAATATCGTCTCCCTCGCCAACGCCGCACCTTCATCCGGACCCGACACCGACTCCAACTCCCGAATCCGAGACTCGGCCACCCCCAACTTCCCCTCCAACTCCTTCACACGACCCTTCACACCCGCAGACTCCAACTTCTCCCGAGCCTCGGCCAGTTCCGCCTCTGCCGCATCCGCACGGGCCAACGCCGCCCGTAAATCACTCTGAGTCGCCTCCTCAATCGGCTTCGACTTACCAGAAGGATTCGGGCTCGTAATGCCCTTCGGCGGCCCACGCTTACCACGAGGAGCCGCACTTTCGGGTATCTGGGCCGAAACTGGTTCCAAACTGGTCGGCAAAACTGGTGCTTCGGCCTCTTCCATACGCCCACTCTACCCCCAAAACCGGCCAACGGGAAGCCACCACCGGTCGGAAATAGATCGGAAAAGACCGCCTTTCGACCACCTTTCGACCGCTAAACGACCGCTAATACCCTCGACGCAAACCCTTAAAGGCACGGGAATACCGACTCCAGAATGATGTAAACCGGCGTTAACGCTCCCCCGCGTGGCCTCCGCTGCCCCTCCGGGGTCGGCTCAGATTCCAGCCTCTGCCCGCTTTCGGCCTGCCTCGGCAGCCTGCGAGGACCTGCGATCGCTCGCAAGCAGCAGCAGCAGCGGGGTAGCACGAGGTCGATCGATCGATCGAGATCGCGGCGTTCGTTAACCAGGGCTTACACTTGTCAGCTTGCGCTGTTGCCAGGGGCTTACACTCCCAGAAGTGGGAATGTGCGTTTCGAGGCTCGTTTGCATAATTGGCCGATACGCTTGACTCGGAACGGTATCTGCTTTAGGGTTGTTTCGCCGCGGTCGGCAGACCCCGGCGGAAGCACAGACGAGACTTTTCTGAATGATTGGCCCGGTCGCAACTTCGCGGCCGGGTTCCTGGACTCCATGAGGGCGACACGATGACCGCGACAATTACCAAGAAGGTGCAGAAGGACACGGAGCGGGATGAGGCATTGGCCGAACTCCGCAAGATGCTCAAGCCGGGCGACACTGTGTACACCGTGATCCGGAGCGTGAGCGCGTCCGGCATGTCCCGACGAATGGACCTGTACGTGATCCGCAAGAACGTCCCGCACTGCATCAGCGGGTACGTTGGCCGCATCCTCGATTACAAGCGGAGCAACAAAGACGGGCTGCTGGTCGCCGGGGTCGGAATGGACATGGGCTTTCACCTCGTCTACTCGCTGTCCCATGCTCTGTTCCCCAAGGGATTCATTCCGGCGAAGGCGGGGCGACACGGCCGCAACGGGAGCGACCCAAACGAACTGGACACGGACGGCGGATACGCGCTGAATCAAAAGTGGCTGTGATCGACCTCGATTCGGTGGGCCGCGTGCCGGGTGCGCGGCCCCTGGATGGTGGCCGAACTGGCTGCTTCCGAGCGTAATTCGCGCTCGGCGTTTGGTCCGGCGATACGGGCCGCAAGGAGTCTACTGTGTACATAATCAATCGGCTCGGGAACTGGCAGGGTGTCGGCGGCGACCGGGATTACCAGTTCGCGCCGGACGGCGCGGAGGCGGTGCGAGCGCGGGAGCGGTTGGGGCTGCCGATCAGCACGCGCGGAATCGTGCAGGTGGTCTGCGAGGAGATCGTGAATCGAGCGGCGTCGGAGTCCTGGCCGGCCGAACTGAACAGGGATGCCGACCTGCCGAATATCTCCTGTGGCCAATCCCGGCAAAGCGTCGGGCGGGAGTGCGAATTCGCGGCCCTGGTCGAAGCGGGAATCCTCCGCGCGGCCGGACCGGTCAAGGTCGAGCCGCAAACCATTTCGCCAGACCCCTGGCAGACCGTGGGGCTTCGCTTCGAGTTGACCTGCACCCCGCTCGAACTGGTGTCCTGGCGGCGAGCGTACAGCGCCGAACAGCACGTGCGCCAACTCAAGGTACTTCTCGCCTCGGCGCAGGAGCGAATTGACGAACTCGAAGCACAATCCGAAGAGGATTCGGACGACTGACGGCCGAAACAACCGAGCCCGTGCGGCTCTCGCGGGTGGGATTCGCTGTGATTGCCCGGTTTCATAGCCCGAAACAACACAGCCGCCGACGACGCAGACGATACCAATGGCCTCGCTGGCGCGTGGCCGCTCTCCGTCTCGGGCGTCGGCACTTTTCAACATCACGGAGGCCAGACAATGCTTGTTTTACATCGGAAACCCGGCGAGAAAATCGTGATCGGCGAAGGGCCGAATGCCGTCGTGTTCGAGATCGTGGCCGTGAACGGTCAGAAGGTCACGCTGGGCATGACCGGCCCGAAGGATGTCCGCGTGGACCGAATGGAGGTTTACGAGTCTCGGCACGGTGGCCCGCCGCCGATGGTGATGGTGCGCGGTGGAAAGTAGGCTGGTCCGCTTTGCACTGCTCGCCGGCATGGACTCGTTGTCCGGCCGATGGGCGATGCGTCTGGCCGCGATCCTTGCGGCCCTTACTGGAGATCGTGATGAGTGTCTCAGCGCAACTACACATGCGGGCCGGGGCCGAGGTGTCGAAGGGGAGCATATTCGACAGAGGAACCGGAAAGCCCTGGGCGACAATCGACCTGGCTGAGAAGTCGAATAGCGACTTATCGAAGGTCACGCTGTACTTCGATCGCGTGGAGGACATCGTAACGCTGGTGGCCGCGCTGCAAGATCTGGGCAACAGGCTTGCGGAGGCTGAACCCGACGCGGTAGCTCATGCGGTCGCGACCGACGACGGGAACCCGATCCCGGAGCCGTACTACGATGGCGTGCCGTGGCCAGTGGCGACGGGGGCCGATACGACCGGATGGAGCGATTCGCAGAAGCTCGGCGAACAGCCGCCGCCATTCCCGGCGACTCCGCTGTATCCGCCGGCAGAGTGGAACGAAGCGCCGACCGATGAATTGCCGATCCACCAGCCGGGCACAATGTGCGTGGACTGCAAGTCGGCCGAGGCCAGCGCGAGCCGGGGCGATGACCGGTGCGCAGCGTGCGGGCTCGAAGTGGACAAGATTCAATTCTGAGGTGCCGGCCATGAACACGCGACAGGCACTCCAACACGCGATCAACCAGAATCCGAGCGAGCGGCTACCGCGGCTGATCTATTCGGATTGGCTGGAGGAACACGGCGAAAGCCGAGCCGCGAACTATTGGCGCGGCTGCGGCGGCTTCGGCTTCGGCGGCGTCGGCGGCGTCGGCGGCTTCGGCGGCGTCGGCGGCTTCGGCTTCGGCGGCGTCGGCTTCGGCTTCGGCGGGTTCGGGGGCCTCCGGC